AACTTAATATTATTCGTTCTTCTGAAAGTAATCCTGATACAGATTTAGATGATTCTGAAACTCAATTGCTTAATGCAATAAGAAGTAGTGGTCTTTCTCCTGCTGAATATCTTCAGTATATGCAAAAGCAGGCAGTAGATTACTATGTTCAAAACAGCAATCAAGATACTTATAATTACAATGTAGATTAGTATAGTGACGAAGATTTGTATATGTTTGATTTAATGAGTCGAACAGGTATTTCTGAAGAAGAAGCTAAAGAATCTCTTGAAAAAGCACAAAGTAATGATGCTTTATTTAAGAAATAGGTACAAGCAATTCGTCTTGAATATAAGCAAGCTGAATAGGATCAAATCACAGCTGCACAAGAATAGCAACAATATCAACAGCAAATGCAATATCAGCAATTTGCTCAATCTATTGCTAATGAGATACACGCATTTAAGGAATACGCTGGATATAATATCGAAATGGATCCTGAAGATGCGCAAGAAGTTTATGATTTCTTAACTGGTCATGACGCAGCAGGAAATAATTATTTTGCTAAAGCATTAGCAGATCCAAAACTTGTTGTACAAATGGCATACTTTGCTTTGAATGGGCAAAGATTACTCGATGATATTACTAATTATTTTCAAAAGGAAATCACTAGTGTCGGTAAAAAGAGTTATGAAAAAGGACTTGCAGATGCTAAGAATAATAGATCAAATGTTATCTATAAAAATAAATCTAAGTCGTAGATAAATTATTCAGATTTAGATGATTTTGCTTAAAATATTAAATATATGTTAATCGCAAATTTTACTTCTAGAATCCCTACAATGGGTGATACTAAAACATACGAGGATTGGTCAAAATATCTCGGTGAAAAGCCTCATCGTCTTGGCGTTGTTGCTCGTATGTACACTGATAATACTCTTAACTTCATTACTGACGGTTTGAGAAACATTTTTTACAAGGATGAAAAATTGGATCAATTCCAACTTTCTTCTTCGTTGATGTTTGAATGGCAAGTTGAAACCAATCAAATTAAAAAGATTGAATTTGCTGCTGAGCCTGAAGGTGATGGTGCTAATGGTACTGAAATTACAATGGCTTTCAAGGAAAATTATTATCAGATGTATGATATTTTCCGTATTGAAAATACTAAGCAGCAATGTCAAGTATTAAGCCGTCCTGTTCGTAAAGGTGACCAATATTGGGAAGTATAGGTACGTCTTATTGACAATGATTACGATTCTATTTTGGATGCTGACGGTTGCCATGTTGGTGATCTTACTACTTTCCAATCTGTAGCAGTTCCTGAAATGTCTGATCAAGGTTACTCTAAGTTCCAGTCACAGATGGAGCGCCATCGTCACTCTATGCACTTCAGGAGAATGTGTTTATGAGTATTGCTGACGACAAGGATCAAACTAAGTCAGAAGGTGTTTATAAGATGCTTAAGAAAGAGAAGGAACTTCTTGACACCTTCATGTATGCAATGAACACTGGTTTGTTGCTCAATAAAGGTAATATTGACAAGAACGGAAAGCCTACAATTTCTGATACAGAAACAGGAAGGCCCATAAACATTCAATTAATCGCCGCTTGAATATATGTGGGGGTAACTAGTGATAGTTACAATAATAAATCTTTTGAATTGCTGGAAATCCTATAATCTTAGGACAATCAGCAGCTAAGCTTAAAATATTGACTTGATAAGCATAATTTTAAGAAAGTTCAGAGACTATTCCGAAAGGAAGTACATCGAAAGGTGGAAGTGGAAGATAACTTATAAATGATAAGTATAAAAATTTTTACAATGAAATATATAGTCTATTTGACAACCAACATAATAAATAATTATATTTACGTTGGTGTACATAAAACTGATTCTATAGATAAGTTTGATGGGTATTTAGGATGTGGTGTTTATACTAATTCTCCAAAATCATATAATTGTCAAGAAACAGCATTTCAATGCGCAGTAGCTAAATATGGCCCTAAAAACTTTAAACGTAAAACACTAAAAGTATTTGAAACATTAGAACAAGCTCTATAGTTAGAATCTGAAATAGTTACAGAATCTTTTATAGAACGTACTGATGTTTATAATCAAGTAATTGGAGGTGGATACCCTCCATCATCTAATAAAGAAATTTATCAATATTCTTTAGAAGGAAAATTTATAAAAGAATGGGAATCCATTAAAACTATTACTGATTATTATAAAGTAAATAAAGACAGAATAAGAATGGCTATAGATGATAAAAGATCATTTGAAGCATCTTATTGGTCTGAAGAATGTTTTAATACTTTAGATATTACAGAATATAGAGCTAGTTCTAGAGGAAGTATTAGACAATATACAACAAATGGAGTTTTCTTAAAATCCTTTAAGAATACAACAGAAGCAGCAAAACAGTTAGACATTGATAGAGCTAAAATTACTAATGCAATATATGGAAAATATGCTACTTCTGGATATTGGTTTCTTAAAGAAGATGAGACTATAGAAAGTTATTTAGACGGTTCTGTAAAAAAAGATCCTAAAGTTTATGTTTATAATATAGACGGAACTTTTTTAAAAGAATTTAATAATCTTTCTGAGGTTAAAAAAGAATATAAGTATAATAAGAATGACCTAAAAAGAGCAATTAAAAATAATTCTATATATATGAATAATTATTGGTCTTATAATAAATATACAAATATTCTAATGGAAAATCCAGAATTAGAAAAATCTACTCCTAGAAAAGTATATCAATATACAATGGATGGAGATTTTGTAAAAGAATGGAGTTCTATTACAGAATGTAGAAAATATTTTCCATCTGTATTACAAGTATGTTTAGGTAAAAGAAATCATTGTAAAAAATTTAAATTTTCATTTGATAAGTTAAAGATATAGTCCGATACCATTAGTAATAATGGATAACAAAAATGATATATTGGCGAGGGTTTGATTCCTCAGATTGAGGCAGCTTGTAATAAGTATTGTTATAACAATAAGCCTAATCTTCAGTTGTTCAACATGATTATGTCTGATATGGCTGACAAGGCTCAAAGTGATACTGGTAACAAGTGGGTATTTATTGTAAACCGTAAACTTTGGAATGATGTTAACCTTGTACTTGGTGAATATCTTTCTAATTATAGAACAGATGGTACATATATGTATTCTAAGTCAGCTAATAAGGGTCAAGGCGGATATGTAAAAGTAGGTGCTACTTTTGATACTTATGAATATGCAGGTAATCAAGTTACGTTTACTTGTGATCGTGCATTGACTCGTGAATATCCTGACAAGGGTTATGGTCTTTGCATTGACTTGACCGCAGATAAAACTACTGGTACTCCTGCTATTGGTAAGTTCTCTATTACTGGCAAGGACTTTATGACCAACAAGATTGAAGGTGTTGGTGGATATGATGGCCGTAGCTCTGGTGTAGTATCAAGCAATGTTGCTGCTAGTAAACTTATTATGCACGGTTATGCTGGTGTTGCTGCATTTACTCCTCAGCGTTCAGTAATTGTACGTGAAGCTTAATTAAACTAAAAATAAGAATAATAGATCTAATGAGAGGAGCCTTAATACCCTCCTCTCATTTATTTTATGTTAATGAATTGATATGAGTGTAAAAAAACAAACAACTAAAACAGATGTTGTATTTGATCATGATATAATTACTCTAAAGAGTACATATGATAAGGCAAATATTAAATATTATATTCAGCCTTGTAAGAATAAATATGGCTAGTTTCCTAACTGTATTAAGAAAGTAAATTCACAAGGAGATATGATTATGAGTGAAAAAGAAAGAAACGAATATTCTGAAGGATTGGCAGTATTCTTTCCAGAAAATCATATCTTTGAAATTACTAGCGGAAAAACTTACAATCTTAATAATAAATACGACAAAGCAGAATGGGAAGCTATTGAAAATTGTCCCTTGATTGCAAAGAGCCGAGATGAAAGAAATCCTGATGGTACATTAAAGATTGACGGTGAAAAATGGAATCCTTATAAACTTACTCGTAATGGCGTTGCAGAACTTTATGTAGATAAACCTGGACTTGAAACTCAACGTAGAGTATCTAAGAAACAACTTATTTATAAGGCTGAATCCTTTATTTATAACGATCCTAGAGGTGCAGAAGGTCAATTGAATATGGCACGTATTCTTGGTAAAGATATGCACAATCAACCTACTGCTGATGTACTTGATTTCTTAATTAGAATTGCTGAAACAGATCCTAACAAGATTATTAATCTATATACAGGTGATGATATTTCTTTACGTCTTACATTTATTGAAGCTAAAGAAAAGCGTGTAATTTATATTAAGAATAAACTTTACTTGTACGGTGATAATATTGTTCTCGGAGCAACTGATGATGCTGTTATAGCTTGGATGAAAGAACCTCGTAATCAAAAGACATTCGAGTTAATTAAGCGAGATACTTATCCTGATTTTTATCCCGAAGAAGATAAATAATATTAAAATAAAATAAGTAGTAAACATGGCATATACCGCAAGGCAGTGCTTTGAAGGTACTTTAACGGAGCTTAGTAAGGTAAAAGGGCCTTCATTGTTACTGGAAGATTTTAACTACTTTTTTAATAAAGCAATTAATTAGTGGGCTAACAAAGAGTACAATAAGTACGATGTTAATCAACAAACCTCTGATAATTTACGTGTACTTAAAGCATCAGCTATACTTG